TTGCCCGCGGGGAACTGCAGCAGCTCCGACACGAGATCGGCCTTCCACGGTGCGTTCGCCGGGATGTAGAGCCCCTGCATGGCCATGCGACCACGGATGGACTGCGCCCGCACGGCCTTGTCCGCCTTCGATGCGAACTGCCGGCGATGGGTCCATGCCTGCCGCTCGATGGCGCGGCGTTGCAGGAAGGGACCGACACCGGAGGCGATCTGGCCCTTTTCCTCCGCCCACTCCAGCGGCTTCCACTTCTTCACGAGGTCGCACCACGCCTCGATCCAGGCGTCGGACGAGGCCTGTGCCCGGTAGAGGTCGAGGACATACAGGCGCTGCTCGGGGTCGATCCCGACGACAACGTGGGTCGTCCAGTCGCCGCCGTCGGCCGTCACGGCATAGTCGGACGCACCGAACACCTTCAGCGTGTCGATCGCTGGCATTGTGGCCGTCGTCCTGATCCAGGGCGCCTTGAAGTAGTCGCCGTCCTCGGGGACCGGATTTTGCTGGTACAAGGCGGCCCACTCTCGGGGCAGCATGTTGGCCCGGCGCTCGTGCAGGGCCTCGGCGCTTTCCCATTCGGGCCATAGCGCCTCACCCGGCGAACGTCCGAGCGGATCGTTCTCGCCGGCGAGGGCTGGAAGGTTGATGACGCGCCACTGATCGCCGCCGGCCTTCATGGCGTCGAGCAGCTGGCCGGACAGGTCCGCCTCGTGCCATCGGGTCTGGATTATGATGACGGCCGCGCCCGGCTTGAGGCGCGTGTAGAGGTCGCTTCGGTACCAATCGATGGTTTTTTCCCGCACCACGGGGCTGTCCGCGTCCTCACGCCCACGAATGGGGTCATCGATCACGGCCAAGTCCGCGCGCCGGCCGGTGACGGAGCCGCCGACGCCCACGGCGAAGTATTCTCCGCCCTGGTCGAGCCCCCACCGGCCAGCGGCCTGGCTGTCATCGGACAGGGAAATCCCGAGGATCCGGCCGTCCTCGGCCACAAGGTTGCGGCACTTGCGGCCCCAACGGTCGGCGAGTTCCTGCGTGTGGCTGGCGGCAACCACCATGTTCGCGGGAAGCTGCCCCATGTACCAGGGCACGAACAGCTGCGAGGTGTACGTGCTCTTGGCCGAGCCGGGCGGCATGAACACCATCAGCCGGCGGTTGCGTCCGGCCGCGATGTCTTCCAACTCGCGGATCAGCAGCAGATGATGTCGAGCCGGCTCATAGCCCTTGAACCGGCACCACTCGGCCAGGCTGCTCTTGATGGAGCGCCGGCGCAGCAGCTCGGCGGCGGCAAGCCGGCGGTCGAACATCAGTGCAGCGCCTCCGCACCGTCCTCGGAACCGTCGTCCTCGCGAAGGATCGCCAGCAGCTCGTCGTTGGTCATGTCCTCGACGCGCCGGGTTTCGATCTTCATTTCCTTGGGCAGGATGCTAGCCACGACACGCACATAAGCGGTCGGGTCGTTCTCCCGACACATCCGGATGGCCTCGGCGCCGTGCTCGCCGAAGTCGTCGGCCAACGCCTCGAGGAATGCCTCGCCCAGCTTGTTCCGAGATCCCTTCGGCCGCCCCTTCGGATTGCCGGATACCCCCTTCTGGAAGGGCGGAGCGCCACCCACCTTCCCGTTACGCTTCGCCATGCCTGAACCCTTCGATCCCTGAAAAACGGTCACCGGGGGAACTGCCAAAACTGACAAAAGCCCTTTTGTCGCTTTTGTCAGTTCCGCTTTCGCCCGGTTTCCCGCAGACTCGGCCTATGTCGGCACCCTCGATCCGCCAGCGTTGCGCAGCCGCGTGGTCCTTTGTCGGGCCAGGGCTGCGGCGCGCATTCATCCCGTTCTTCGCCAAGGTGGCCTTCATCGTCGTGGCCACCCTCGGCGCCTTCGCCGGCCACCAGCTCGGGGCCAACGTCGTCTGCAGACTGGCCGAGCCGCTGGCGGCCTCGGTGAGCACGTCCGATCCTCTCTTGAAGGTCGGCGGCGTGTCGTTCGCCGGGAGCATTCCGGGCGAGATCGTCATGGGGGTCTGCGTCGGCACGTTCACCATGGCCGGCCTGACCATCGTCATGATCGCTCTGGGCGTCGTGCTGAGCATGATCATGTACCGGCGAAGCCTCAGAACCGGGGCCTGATCCCGTCCAGCATCTCGCGCGGCCGGCCGTCCTTCGCGCTCAGGTAGTCGGAGACGCCGCGATAGCCGGCGCCCGTCCCTGCACCCGTCGCGAGGATCGAGAGCCCGCGGCCGAGCTGCTGCCCTTGCCCTTGCCGGCGATAGACGTCCTGCAGGGTGCGCGCGAAGTTCTCGGCGTCCGCGCCACGCGGCCCCGTGAGGGCCTGCACGACCTCGTTGTAAATCCGGTCCTGCTTGGCAAGGCGCGCCTGCGGGCCGGTCCCGAGCAGCGCCTGCACGACGGAGCGGCTGGCCTTCACCGGGCTCCCCTCGAGCAGCAGACCGGCTGCACCCGGCTCCGTCGCCTGGTCAATCCCTTCCTTGGTCGCCTGACGGGCGAACGTTTTGGAGTTCTGTGCCACAGCTGCCCGAAGATCGAAGGCGCGGGCGGCCTCGTCGATACGGCCGAACAACTGGTTGGCGGCCTGATCGCCCACCACCATCCGGATCTTCTCGCGGGCGGCGTCCGAGGACAGGTCCTTGATCGCCTGCACGGCCTGCCGAGCGTCAACGTTCGGGTCCGTCATGGTGCGCTTCACGTTGGCCAGCGTCTCGTCGATCTTCGACCGCACGCCCTGCCGCACCTGATCCAGTTCGGCGCGGCTCATGCCGGTGATCTGCTGCGCCGCCTCATCCCGGGCAAGGCTGGGGGAGAGCAGCTGCGAACCCAGCTCGAGGGCCTGGCGCTGCGCGATCGGCTCGGCCGCCGTGTCCAGGGCCTGCCCATACTCGGGCACCAGCGTCCGGAGGTTGTCGCGGATCCTGCGAGCAAGGTTGCCGTAGGCACGACCTTCCTGCGTGTTCCCGCCCAGGATGCCCTTGCCGTCCCCGTTCCGGGAAATGTCGTTCATGGCGCGGGTGATATAGTCCAGCTGCCGGACGTCGGGCATGCGCTCGTACGTCACCGATCCATCCTGGCCGATGCGGGCCATGATCTGCCGCGACTGCTCGCCCTCAAGGCGCATCAGCGAGTTGGCCTTCTCCACCACAGACGCGGGAAGCCGGCGCAGGAAGTTCTCGATCTCCATGGCCTCAGGTCGGGCGTAGTCGATCGGCTGGGCATAGGCGGCATCGTAGGCATTGCCGCGGGCCGGTGCGCTGCCCACCCGGATGGCGCGGTCAACCGTAGCCACGCCCTGCGGCTGGCCAAGGGCGGCATCCATGGCCTGTCCGACATTGGCGCTGGCGTTTGTCACACGCCCCTCGATGGCGTCACGGGCAGCCACCACGCCCGGGCCGCCGCGCTGAATGGCCGTGTCCAGAACCGCGGCCGAGTTTGGACCAGCGTCCACCAGCATGGCGTCGGGGCCGGCGGAGCGGATATTCGCCACGCCGCGCGCACCCAGCGTGCCATCGTTCTCCATCGTGCGGATGAGGACGTCGGCCGAGGGTCTGGAGAGGTTGAGACCGGCCAGGCTGTCACGGCGGACCAGAGCATCCACGACACGGTTCGTGACCTTGTCGATTGCCTTGCCAGCAATTGGGGCGCCAAGGCCGAACAACCCGCCGATGCCGGCGCCGATCACCGTCTTGGCGGCTCGGTCGTCGAGGCCTTCGCCGCGGGTGAAGCCATCAATGGCGCCAAGGGTCGCGCCCCCGCCAAGGCCTGTCCCGAGCGCAATCGCCCGAGGTGTCGCCGAGAGCGCCGGCCCCACGGCCCCGGCGATGCCGACGCCAGACGCCAGACCGCCGCCAAGCTGCAGGGCCATGGACTGGCCCGGATTTGCCTCATCAAACACGTTGTCGCGGGCGCGCTGGTAGTCCAACGCCTTCTCGTAGTTCTGCCCCGGCATGACGCTGTTCAGGCCGGCGTTCACCTCGTCGGCGATGCCGCCCAAGACAGGCACGCCACGGGCGAAGGCACGCACCCTGTCGCCAATGCCCATCATGATCGGGCTGTCGGCGCGCTCCCGCTGCACATAGGCGCGGGCCATCGCCTGCTGCTCGGGCCTGTCGCCACGCTGCTGAGCAACGTCGTATGCAGCCTCAATGTCTTGCGGGCGCATGATGGCCCGGGTGTCGCCGGCCGCCCTGCTGCGCGCCTCGTCCCCGCTCGTCACGTCGCCACGGAACGCGCCGTTGGCCGTCTCCATGTCGAACTGGCGCTTGACCTGCTCGAGCGCGTCGACGGGCACCTGCGGCGCGACGACGGTCGAGAAATACTGCTGCCGCGCGGCTTCCTGATCGCTCGGGGACAGCGACTGAAACTGCGGGGAGGCGACGACCTCGGTCCATTTCTTCGCCATGGCCATTACCTCCACAGGCTCTCATAGGATTTGCCGCCCGGAGCCGTCGGCAGGGCGCTCGGGTCCACCAGCTTCTCGCCGCCGGCGGACTTGAAGGCCTCGAACGGGTCGGGAAGGGCCATCAGGGCGTCCATGCCCTCGGACCGGCTCATGCGGCCCGTGATCACCTTGTTCGCAATCTCGGCCTGCAGACGCCGCTGCATGGCGAGAGCTTCCATGGTGTTCATGATGATGTCGTTGCCGCCGGGCGTATTGTTCAGCTTCGGCAGGGCCGCGCGGAACATCGCCACGTCGCGGTCCGAGGCAGCACCCGGCAGCCCCTGACGCTGCGCCGGCGTGAGACGGTTCAGGATGCTGTCGGCCGCCTCGAGCGCGCCGGCATTCGGTCCAAGTTTGATCCCGTAGGAGTTCGCGAGGGACTGCATGCCGCCGACGAAGCCGCCGGGCAGCTTGGCAAGCTGGCGGCGCAGCTGCTGGATCTGCCCGAGGTCGGTCCGGGCCTGCACGCCATCCTTCGCCAGGTCGCCGAACATCTCGCCCTGGTTCTTCGCCACGGTCTGCTCGAAAGCACCTTCAGCGCGCTGGTCGATCGTCATGTTGCTGGCGCCGGACTTCCGGTAGGACGTCAGCCACTCGCCATACGGCACGTCCGGCAGACCGCGAGCCTTCCTGTCGGCCATGTCGCGGGCGTAGTTCTTCGCCTCGGTCGTGTTCGCCGTGTCCGTGGGGCCGACGATTTCCTTTCCGGTCATCGGATCGACCAGGCGCTGGTCGGGACCAACGGCAACCGGGGCGCGAGCCTTCGGAATGCTCCGGACTTCGTTGCCCTGCTTGTCGAGCACGCCAATGCGGTCGCCCAGGTCGACGGTCTTCACGTCGTCGCCAGCGAGGCGGTCCTTCGCGAGCATGATAAGCAACGACTTCTCGCCTTCGCTCATCCACGGGTCGCTCATTGCCGCCATGAGGGCCGCGATCGGCGCCGCCTTCGACTGCGAGATGATCTGTTGCCCGCGCTGGGTGCCCGCCGCCTGCTGGGCAGCCTGCTGCACCTGCGGCGAGGACGCTGCCTGCACAATCTTCTCCGGAGGCACGCTGGCGGCAGAAGGCAACGCCATGGTCTGTCCGCCGCCGGCAAAGCTTGGAAGGGCTCCAGGGGCCGCCCCAGAGGCTTGGGAGGGCTGTTGCGTCGGGCCGGGGGTTCCGCTCGGAGCATCAGTCCGACCCGTGAGGTTCGGCATCGTCATGCTCGGCGTGGTCGAGGACGGAGCGAATGCCAAGAGGCCCGGGGCCGGGGCGTCCGAGGCCGTCGTGCCGTTCATGGCTGTGCGGACCGGCGCGCCGGTGCCTACGTTGCCACCGGCGAGAGCCGCCGCGACGGGAGAGGGCTGCGAGCCGGTGTATCCGACGTCAGCGCGCAGGCCGGCCATACGATCGCCCCACGCCTTGGCGTACGGGCCGTACTTCCCGGGATCGCGAGACAGCAGCGCGTTCTGGAACGTCTCTCGCAGCTGCAGGAACTTCATCGGATCGCCGCCGGCCTGAGCCAGAAGTTCCTTGGCCTTTCCCGGTCCCGCAATGACGGAGGTGTCGAAGGCGACGTGAGCCAGCGCGGGGTTCTGGGCCGCGAGCTGGTCGCCGCCGATGGTGTCCCAATAGCGGGACTTATAGAGCGCCGTGGCCGTGTCCCGGTTGATGTTCTTCACGTCGACGTCGGGATTGGCCTTCTGATTGATGCCGAAGTTGGACGGCGTTCCGTTGGTGTCCGCGGGGTTCAGACCTCCCTCGAACCCAAGGGTGCGGTTGACGGCGTTTGTGAAGCCTCCGACGGGCGACCCCGTCCCCGATCCCCCGGCCGGCGCGCCGTTCACCGACGGTGCAGCCGTGGCGTCCGCCGAACCGCCGCCGGCGAGAGCCTGCACGATGGCGGACATGCGCGACTGAGACGCCGCTCGGGCGTCCCGTTCCTCACGGTCGGCCATCCCATCCAGCAGCCCGCCGATGCCGGCCTGGGCCATGCGAGCCACGCCCTGCCAGGGCGAAGCAATCGGCGATGCATCCATTCCCTGCTTCATCAGTGCCGCGGCAACGGCACGACGGCGCTTGAGGCTTTCCGGTGTCGCACCGGGAGGAAGGACGTAGCTGCTGTCGACGGCCATGCTGCGGCTCCTTTCAAGCCTTCCGCCGCCTGACGTCTCCGCCGGCGAGGGCAACGCCCTCCCTGCGCAGGCGTTCGGTCAAGGTCTGGCGGACGAAGGCGGACGCAGAAATGCAATCGCGGGCCGCAACCTCGACGACAGCTGACTGCAATTCGGCCGGAAGCCGCAGCCGCATGATCTCCGAGTTATTTCGCCGTTCAAGCATAGTGCGCTGCTCCGTTGTGGTAACAACGTGGCTACACTAGCCGATTTGGCCTATCTGGTCAAAATAGCTATGTCTTATGTCTTTGATTGTATTTGTGTTTCCATGAATTTCTGAGATTAGGCACTGCCTGCGCAGCTGGAGGCCTCGACATACGTATGGAGATACTGCCAGCACGCCTCTCCGTTCACGCCGATGGTGTGCATCTGGGCAGCCAGCTCCGCTCGGTCGAAGGGAGGGCCAACCTGCACCAGGCGCCGAAGGTTCAGCAGATCGTCCACGATGCCGGCCAAGAGGGTGTCCGTGGCGTCCCGGAAGAAGTTGGGCTGCCCACCAGAGCCGTGGTCGTCGGCGTCATCTGTCGGGTGCCGGGGCGTTTCAGTGGCCACGATGGCTGCAACGGCTTCCTCGACGCGCTCGGCGAACTCAAGGATGCGGTTGTGCGCGAGCAGGTCGGGATTGTTGCAGGCCACTCGAACGACGGCCGTGATGATGGGTCGAGACATGGGATGCGTCCTCAACGTCGAAATGTGAGCCCGCCGGCCAGCTTGGCGGCGCGTTCTGTGAGAGCCGTCACGGTCTCGCCGCGGAGCAGCCAGATAAGCCCTTGGCGGTCGTACCGAGCCAAAGGCGCGATTGGATCGAGGCCGAACAGATCCTCGGCGCGCCAGCCGAGCGCGTCCGCCTGATGGCCCCATGCATCGAAGAACCGGCCCGCGTCATCGACGAACTGCAGCCAGCGCTCCAGGGTGACGCCGGCCGGGCATTCCTGCTGAAGCCTTGCGAACTCGGCCGAGTAGGCCGCCGGAACGTTGCCGTCCACTTCGACGATGGCGGTCCTCTCCGCCGGCTCGGCGGCGTCAATACGGGCCTCGGGCGTGCTGCCAGAACTGACAAAAGGGGCTTTTGTCGCTTTTGGCAGTTCGTCGGGTGGCGGGTTTTGCCCCTTCAGGGCCTTGAGCCGAGCAAGATACGAGGTCATGCCGCAACCTTCGGGTTCACCCGGTACATGACCTTGGGCCGGCCGCCCGTCATTATCGTCTCGGGCGAGATCCAGTCGAAGTCGGCCAGCAGTTCGAGGCCGGCCTGCACACTCTCGGCGTCCACGAGGCCCGCCCAGCGGGGACGGTACACGTCGCGCGCCGTGAACTCCGTCGGGATCTCCCCCTTTCGGATCCGGGTCAGGATCAGCTTTGCCGGGATCGTGTCGGCCTGCATGGCAGCGCCATAGGCGCGGCGCGCATGCGTCTCGAGGTAGTCGGCCCATGCCAGGGCCTTCGTGGTGGCCACCAGCCCGACAGGACCTGTGCCGCCGTCCGCCAGATGGCTGATCAGCGCCAAGGCCGGCACCATCTTCCGGTACTTGGCCAGATGGCTTTCGAGAGCCGGATGAAGGTCCCCGCTGCGCAGCGCGCCCTCGAGGCCAGTTCGCCATTCGGAGAATGCCTCTATCGCGGACTCGTCGAACCGCAGGAACGGGATGGAGGTGAACTCGTCCTGCTGGGCGCCGATCGACAGCGGGTCGAGAGCGTCGAGGCGGTCGAACACGCTGTTGGCGCGCTGGCGGGCGACGGTGTCTGGATGCCGGTCCGCCTCTCGCCATTCCCCGGTCATGTCCGGCCAGACCAACAGGCCGAAGCGCTGCACCAAGCCATCGTCGGCCGCGCCGCCCTTCACGGCCCGGCTGATGTATTCCTGAATGCGCCCGGGCTGCGTGCTGCCGATCATGGACAAGCAGGCCGCGTCGATCCGCTGCCGGCCCCGCACGATGCGGTCGAAGGTGTAGCCGCTCGTTCCGTTCCAGGCGGTCAGGAAGAACCCGCGCGCCGAGGCGCTGTCCTCGCGGTCCAGCGTCTTGAGCAGAGACACCAGCTCGTCACGAAAGGCGAGGATGCCGTTCGGGTTGTCGGCGAGGATCGAGCCAAGCGCCTCATACGTCGTGTCGTTGGCGATGTAGCGTTGCGCCTTCGGTTCTTCCGGCTGGTCGACGGCGAGCAGGTTGGCGATGTCGCCGCCCGTCTTCAGGCGCTTCTTCGCTTCCTCCTGGCCGTGCGATTTGCGCAGCTTGAATTCCTCGACGGCGGCCTGGTACGCGGCAAGCTTGCTCTCGTGGGCCTCGTTCGCCTTCCTCTCCAGCCGTTCCAGCGGCGCGAGCGCCTGCGACATAGCCGGCGACTTCATCGCCCCCGGCCGGCCGACGATGCAGCCCCATAGGTTCGGGACCTCGGTCCAATCGGTTCTCGACTGCGGCCTGATGCCGATCCTGCGGCCGATCACGGCACCGAGAGCCACCATTGCCGGCACGGCGACGAACTCGGGCGGCACCTGCATGCGGTCGCTGATGTCCGCCACCCACGGCATCATTGCCGACGGCAGCAAATCGAGGTCCAGGGCATCGACGGGGAGCAGGCTTTCCGGCAACGGCTTTGGCTCGGGCGGACCATCGTTTTTCGGCTCCGCGGCTACCCTCGCAGACTGCGTCGGTTCGATTTTGATCATGCGGGGGCGAATGGCGTTGGACAGGAAATCCCTCGTCCAGCCTTCGGCGAGCGCGTCGGCCGCGTCCCATCCTGCAGGCGCCGGCCGCAGTTCAGACGTCCCCGGCGACATGCTGGCCAGCGCAGCAGCATCAACCTTCATCATGCGCCCGCCGTGGGGGATGAGGATGGCCGCGACGGTTTCCGCATACTTGGCCCCGGCCTCGTCGGCATCCGGCCAGATGATGACGTTGCGCCCGTACAGGGGTGACCAATCGGCTTTACCTGCGGCGGCACTTCCGCCGGCAGACGTCACGACCGGCAACTTCTCGAATAGGGTTTGCGCGGCGTCGGCGGCAGGCTCGCCTTCCACAACCACCACCCACGTATCCGCCTTGGCCTTGGCCAGCCTGTCGAGGCCGTACAGGGGCCGGGGAGACGGTGCGTGCATGGAGCGCCAGCCTTCCCGGCCGGCGGCGTCACGCACCCAGCAGAACGGCCGGATCTGCTTGCCCCCGTCGGGCATGTTCCAGCGGGCGACGGCGTACAGCAGCGCCGCTGTCTCCGAGGCGTAGTGCCAGACCTTGTCCGGCCGGCGCCGAAGGCCACTCAGGCCCCCAGCCTCGTCGGCAATGTCACCAGCCCGGGGAGGGACGGGCATCACCACGGCGAATTCGTCATTCCCGGCGGCCGGCGCGGCCGACCTGGCGCGCGCGATCTCGTCCGCCGTCAGGCGCGAAAAGGCATCAGTCATGAGGGACACCAAGCATGTCGGCGAGCGCGCGGGCTGCTTCGCCCTGGCTCATGTTGTGGAGGTAGGCGGCGAGGCTGACGGGATCTCCGCCACGGTCGCCGGTGGCGAAGTCCGCCCAGCTTCCGGCTCTGCCGCCCGAGATGACGACCTTGAACGAACCCGGCGCTCGATCGGCGCGCGTCGGGTTCCGTGCCACGAACTCGCGACCGATCCGCTTTCCGTCGGGGAGCCAGCGGGCCAGAAGCGCAGGAAGGACCGCCATCGCCGCCCGGTTGATGGCGGCGAAGTTGATCGACGGCGAACGCTGGAACTCGGGATAGCGGGCGAACAGGCTCACGCCACCCTCCCCTGTCCGTCCTGGCCGTTGGAGATTTCCATTTCGGAGTTCCAGCGCCGCACGCAATCCAGCCCGCGCTGGATGGCGTCGGACTTGTCCAGGGCGTAGCCGAGATCGGCGCACCCGTCGGCGTCCATCAGTGTGACGCTCCAGCCGGCATCGTCGGGCTCGATCAGAACCCGGCTCGGCCGGCCGATGAAGATGGCATCGGGACGAGGACGCGCCTGCGCGGGGAAGGCGATGATCTTCGCCGTCATGACACCCTCCGGCCGTTGATGGCGACAAGGCGGGGAGCAGGACGAGGGCGGTCCTTGCCGGCCCACCGGGCGATGATCTGTTTCAGCTCGGGCGACACCCGAACCGGCTGTGAAGGACGGACGCTCATTGCTGGAGCCCCCGCCAGCCGGCCAGGCCGGCGAGGACGGCCAGCAGCGCCGCCGAGATCTGCAGGGATGCGACCACGGACCTGGTCGCGGGCTTCTTCGACTTCTTCACGGTGGATCCTCGATTGGAGGAGCCGTCTACGTGCGAAACTCGGTCGATCGTGCTATGAGGAGTTGCCGACTGCCACATAGAGACGATGGGCCGCCTCGCAACGCGAGCGCGGCTCGTTTCTTATGCGGCTTCCAGATCGCGGAAGCGGGAGACGGAAGGCGACCGGCGCCCCTCGGCCCATTCCAGGGCTTCCTTGGCGTCATAGATCACGTGCTTCCCGAAGCGGGAGTAGGGCGGGCCGCCCGTCGTGGCCGCAAGCTTCGCCAACGTCGCCGGCCGGATCGGGTAACCTTCCCGGGTCAGGTAATCGGCAAGCTCACGGCGCGTCAGGCGCATCGTTGAAACGGCAATCATCGCAACCTCGCGATAGTGTTGGACACGCGAGGAATAGTATCGCCAATGAACGATATTCGAGAGACCCGGATTTTCCCGTTCGTTATACCTTTCCGGTCCGGCGCGGGAATTTTTTGGGTGCAATATTCTGAAACCGCTTGAGGCTGGCGCTGGTTGCGCCGCTCTCAAAGGCCAGTGACCAGACAAACTCGGTCGTCCTGGCCTTGCGCTTCGGCATGTACCTCTCGTGCACGGGCTGGAGCGCCTTGAAGAACTGAGCGGCGACCTGGTCCTCGTCCGGCTCGAACGCCGGACCCGTGTAGTCATTGGCAACGATCTCGCTGAGCTGATCCAGCAGCTGACAAAGAGTGTTCAGACGGTCGTCCCCCGTCGTCCACTGGATCAATGGAAGTTTTGCTGGGTCGATTTCGTCGTTGTCGTTGAAGCTCGCCCGCACGGCGAGTGTAGGAATGAGGTCGGGTGCGTCTCGCCTGATATCGGCCAATGCATCCCGCAGCTTTTCCAGCGGCGCTCGGATTTTGGCGACGTGCGCCTGTCCCTTCGTTTCCGGCGGCGCGTAGTTCTCCAGCTGGATCGTCTGGATTGCGCTCTCAATGTCTGCGGCGGCTTCTCGCCATGGGAAAGGCTTCTTCGGATCGACGTCGAACAGCTTGCAGACGCTGCTCTTGGTCCGCAGCCATTTCGACGGCACGACGATCTTCATGGCGCGCTCCCGCCCGTCACGTGGCCGCCATATCGCCCCCGCATTCCATCGAATGCCCTTGGAGTGGATCGTGACAGGCCTGCTTCTATCCTTTTATCTTGAACTGTAGGCGTGCCTTTCACTGAATTGTACCCACCCCCTGCGGGGCGCAGGCTCAGCCAGGACCGCCACTCGCGGCTCGTGACCGTCACGACGTTGCTGTCGTTCCGCCATGCCGTCAGCCGGCGCTCGGTCACGGTCAGGATCTCCATATCCGCAGCCTGTCGCATGGCATTCCTCACGGTCGTGGCGCTGACGCCGGCCAGCGCGGCGATGTTGCCGATCGTCAGCCTGCAGTCCCCTCGCCTTTTCGTCTCTGCCGCCACAACGGCGAGCACGGCCTGCTCCCCCATCGTGAACCGGCACGCCACCTGCGGCGGCAACAGCCCACTCGCCACCCATCGGCGCCGGCGAGCGAGGCTGTCCGCCGTCTTAGGCCGCGATCCCTGCCGGACCGGCTTGCGCGGCTCGCGCTCAGGCGTCGGCATCGTCTTGCGGGCCTCGATCAGCTCCGCCAGGCGCTGCGCATCCCCCTCCCCTACCAACCCTTCCGCGTAGGCTTTCCAGACGGCCTTCGCGATTTCGGGCAAGCGTATCCGTGGCGCGGTCGACGCCGCGCGTTCCAGCTCATGAATGAACAACCCTTGGCCTCCTATGAGGCCGCTTCGGGCAAAAGCCTCTCGTCACGGGAAACTGAGTCGTTTCCCGTTGACTCGCCGAGGCGAGTTTGAGACCTTCGCGCTTGTACGGGTGCGAAAGCCCCACGATTTCGACGGCCTCCGAGTGCCACCTCGGGGGCCGTTGGCTTTTATGACCTACGCGGCGCCGCTATCTCCATTCCGCTGTCCGAGCTGGCTCCCGGCCCGCCAACACCCATCAGGATGCCTTGCGCGTCTTGAGCCGAACCCCGGGTTGGTCGCCGAACATGAACTCGACACCGGCGGCGTCGAAGGCACCCACGATGGCAACGATCGTCGCGTTGTGCGCCGACAAGTTGCCCGGATGCTTCTCCAGGCGCTTGATTGAGGTGAGCGAAACGCCGGATTTCTCTGCGAGGTCGCGTTGCTCCCATCGCAGCAGCCCCCGGGCCGCTTTCATCTGCTCACTGGTAATCAAGGCCATTCTCCACCGGGGCAAATCACCCCCGACTCAGGAATGGTACCTTAGGTGCCACTACGCTACAAGCGAGGGGCCACAATCACGGTTTCGGCTTGCCGCAGTATTGAATTGTCAACCTGTGCCCGCTATCTTCCGCCTCGAAAAGCCCTCCCTGACGACCGAACTGTCACCGTATGGTGCGCGTGCTCGGTACCGCCGAGATAGGCGTCAGGGAGGCACCCCTTCCCATCATCGAAACAGCCAGACGTCATCAATTCTCGGGCGCAGGAAATTGCGCCAGCGGTCTTTGTCGTCACGATCAGACCGATACGACCGTGCAATGGCTCCGACGCACATGTCCGCCAGTTGCACGAGGTGGTCGTTCGCCGAGTTCGAGAACCTGCACTCTCTCACGGCGCCATCCCTGACGCGCTGCTTGATGGCGGCCGACAGATTGCGCTTGAACTCTCGATCGCCTGACCCGTCGATCACAACCCGGGCGTTGGCGAGCCGGCCGTTGTCGTGCCGCAGCATGTTTTTGACGAAGAACTCGTAGAAGCTCTCCTTGTCGGCCCTGAGGTGCGGCGAGTAGATGTCCTGCTTCCGCACCACGATAGCTCGGACGCGAAACCGACCGGCGGCAATCGTCTGGAAATAAAGATCTCGCACGTCAGATCGGGTGCGGCTGAACTTGAATTCGCCCTTGTGAACCCGGCGCGCCTCCGACGCTTGAATGAGGCGTTCTGTATCTGCGGCGTCCTCAGCGGTTTCGAAGATCACCATGGCGGCAACGAACATGGGCGAACTGCCCTCGCCCAGCCGAAAGCCAGCGTCCCCACTTTCATCAATGAAGACGAGCATCTGGGCGTGCCGCCTATCGGATTTCTGGCTATGTGCCGGTCACACCCTTTATGCCTCCATGGCCCTGCTTCTCAAGGTAGAGGTCGAGGGCGTCGAGATAGACGTCATTGGCCTTCCGATCCTCGTGGAAGGCCATTTCCTTGAACTTCCTGGCCACCTTCGCCGGCATGTAGACCATGACCTTCGTCACGCCCTTCGACGGCTTCGGCGCGGGCTGCTCAATCGGCATCTCGACAACCATGGCCGAGGCCTTCGGTGCGCCGCCGATCGCTTCAAGCGCGGCGTTTCGCTTGTTCGCCATTGCCCATCTCCATCCGTTTCTTGCATGCCGCCCATAGCTCGAGGATCTCGGCCGCGGCCTTCCCCTCCGGAGCGAATTCCGTCACGCCCTGCCCCAAGGCATAGGCGTACTGGTGATCAATCCGCGCGGCGACGGCGACGGGCAGCACGGGACCGTCGTTGCTCAACCGCATCGTGACCGCGCCGGCCAGACGGGCCTGCCGGTTCGTCGGCGCCTGATTGAGGACCAGGGCGAAAGCCTTCCCGAGGCCCAGCAGGGCGCGGATCGTCGGTGCCGTCGCCTTTACGTCCGCCTCGGACGGCCGAACTGGCACAAGGCAAAGGTCGGCAGCCTTCATGGAGCCGCGGGTGGCGTGGCTGTCCGTGCCGGGTGTGTCGATCACCACCAGCGTGAAGCCAGCCGCCCGGAGCCGCTGAAGGGTCTCGTCGAGCGGTTCGGCCTGGTCGTGGTTCAGCAATGCCGGCGTGTCGCTGGTACGTGTCTCGTACCATCCGGCCGACGTACCCTGCGGATCGAGGTCGATAAGACAGACGCGCTCGCCGGCACTCTCGGCCGCAACGGCGAAGCTGACAGCCAGCGTGCTTTTCCCAGTCCCGCCCTTTTGCGTGACGAAGCTCACAACGCGCATCGGCTCCCCCATGGATCAGGCCGACTCAACCGGCGGACAGCATGATAGCTCGCCGGCAAACCGTTAAAGCTGCGTAACTGCCTGTTGGCATGACAGCACACTGTCATGACTGCGAGGTCCGTTCCCTACGAAAACAGACCACCCGGGGAACTGCCAAAAGTGACAAAAGCCCCTTCTGTCACTTTTGGCAGCATGCGGGGTGAGCGCTTTTCCGGCCCCGCAAGGTCGGGAGCCGATCAAATCCCGGCTTCGGCAACCGCACGGCCGGCACGGTACTCGGCCCAAGCGAGCGTCATCCTGTCCAACCTGCTCCACTTCTCGTCCGGTCCGTCGAAGCCGCGCCAGAAGTTGGCGGCCATGCCGGTTCCGTTGCGCCGGAGCCGGTTGGCTTCAAAGAGGATCGGCGACCCCGTCCTATAGAGGCGGACGAAGTGGTCGAAGTGATCTCGGAAGTTCTGCTTCCGGAATGGGTTGCGCACATCAGCCATTGCTCGTTCCTCCAGCTTAGGCCGCCCGCTGCATGACGAGCTGCACCTGCTTGGCGTGCCACTCGCCGCCGCGCGGCGTCTTCACGCCACGATCGTTCAAGGCCTGGGCGATGGCCCGCAGCGTCGTGGCGCCGGTCGCCTGCACCTGCTTGATGATCGGCATCACGTTCTGCGCGCGCTGGTCGGCGATCGATGTCCGGACCGCCCTCCCCTTCGTCTGGGCGTCGGGCAGGTTCGTCCGGTTGCCGAGGGTCTTGCCGGCGCGCTTGGCAGCCTGCAGCGCTTCCCGCGTCCGCTGCGAGATCATTTCGCGCTCGTGCTGCGCGACGGCGGCCAGGATGTGGATGGTGAGCCGGTTCGCGTTCGGGTTGTCGACGGCGACGAACTCAATCCCGCTTTCCATCAGGTTCGCGATGAACGCGAGGTTGCGGCCGAGCCGGTCCATCTTCGCGATGATCAGGACGGCCTTGAGCTTCTTCGCCAGCTTGATCGCCTCGGCCAGCTTCGGCCGGTCGTTGCGTTTGCCGGACTCGATCTCGGTGAACTCCGCCTCGAGCGTCCAGCTGCCACCGTTCAGGTAGTGGGCGACGGCGTCGCGCTGCGCGTCGAGGCCAAGACCCGACCGGCCCTGCTCCTGGGTGGAGACGCGGTAGTAGGCGACGTACCGACCGGAGGCCATGACCTGTGCTCCATGAGCGTGTGTGAAATTCTTATACGTCGGTATTGGAATTTCACAAAGGCATATTTCTGGGCATTTCTGCGCGTGGCGAACGCTTCCGACCGATGGCGAGGAATGGACGAGACACAGGCCGCGCCGCTGGCGCTGCGCGAAAATCAGAACCGGGGTTTCGGGGCGGGCGCGCGGCGGGGGCTCGGCGTGCTCGTGATGATGTCTTCGGCCTTGGCGATCGTCCTGCGCACGTAGTCCTCGGGGTTGTGGTGCCGGGCAGCGAGATCCGGCGAGCCTTCCAGAAGCGCCTGGGCAACAGCATCAGGGCGGAAGCCACGGCGCAGCATGGAGAGCGCCGCGGCAAAGTCCCTGGCGCTCTCGTCCGACGTCGAGGGTCGCTCCCGCGCAGACCGGAAGGCCTCGGCCGGCGAGAAGGCGTTCCGGTTGGGAACGGCTACGGGACGAGGACCAACGTTCCGGTTGGGAACGCTGGTTTCCCTGCCGAGCAGTTCCCGCACCAGGCGCAGCAGATCCCGGGCGGCATGGGTGACGGCGCGCCCCACCTCGCGCAGCACGGCGAAAGGCTGGAGCTGACGTCCGTCGGGCTGCACCACGGCGCGGGACGGCTTGCGGTTAGTGAAGCCGGCCAGCCTGCCGAACTGCCTCCAGCTCGCGGCGGCCGGGTCGCCGCCGAACCTCTTAGCCAGAAGGGAGGCGTAGCGGGTCGCTTCCTTCCTCGTGATTGGCTTGTCGTCGACACGGACCCAGCCGTGATACCGGCCGGCGCTCGACCGAATGCGAACGCAGAACCGGAAGCCGGCCGCGTGCATGTCGGCCACGGCCTGGTCGTCGAGGTCATCGACGAACACCAAGGGCTCCGCCATCTCGTTCGGCAGCGGCGCCGGCCGGATATAGATGTCGTATCCGGCCGCGTTCTCGCGCTTGAGGGAGGGCAGGGCGGCGCGGACCTCGGTCGCGGTCATCGTCCTGATCTGCCGGGGCTTGAGGTCGGAATTCCCCTTGGGCGGGATCACGCCGACCTCATAAGAGGCGCACGCCATTACCTCGAGCTGCGTGCGGACCTGCTCGGCCGTGTCGGTCACAGCGCGCCTACCCGATAGCTGAGCCAGAGCACTGCGAGCAGGGACAGCAGTCCCGGGACCGCCGCCGCCATCGCGAGCAGCCATCCGGCCCTCACCAACCGATCCGTCGTCAGGTCCTCGAGGTACGAGGCCGCCCGGTCGATCCTGCTCGCCGATGCCCGCAGCGTCAGGGCCGGGCCGGCTACCTGCTGCAGCGTCGTCTGCACCTCGTTCCGGATAGAGACGAGGTCCTGCCGGATCTGCGTGGTCATGTCGTGCTGCGCCTTCGGGGACATGGGTCAAGCCTTTCAGTTTCAGGGCACCGAGGGAGAACGGCCGGCCGACGGCCGACCCCTTCATTTCGCCGCCCTCGACGGCGAACGAGATCCCGGACACCCGACCGCTACGGGCCGCGTTCAGCCGGACTTGGACGCCGGCCGCGCGCAGGCGATCGGCGAATTCGGTGTAGGAGCAGCCCGCACCCAGGGCGTCGGTGATCGCCTCCCGCAGGCGCTTGCGCAGGGGCCGGCCGGGATCGGTGAGCCGGGAGGCCTCGTCGGGCGCCAGGCGGTACTTCGCCTCAAGGTCACGAACGATGGTCTCGGAACGCCTGAAATCGTTCCCGTCCGGAACGGTTTCACCGTTGCGTCGGATACGAGAGGCCGCGACGTGCACGTGCATGCCGTGCCTGACGACAACCCAGTCCTCGAACCCGAGACGCTGCGCCCATTCCTCGGCGACTGCGCGAGCCACGTCGTCGGAAACGGGCGGTCCATCGGGGCGAAATGCCAGAACGCCGTGATGCACATTCACCTTCAGCGTCGGCCGCAAACGCTGGAGAGCGCCGAAGGCTGTCGCCAATTCCTTGGCCGTGCCTCCGGGCAACGTTGCCGACAGAAGGGCGATGTGCTCGCGCTCTCGGCCGGCGTGGTCCTTCGGGCGCAGCAGGTACCGCACCAGACCACCGAAGTCCCGGCCACGTCCGTTCTTCCCGATCACGGCACATCACCCCTCAAGACGCCGAGCCCGGCCTCCGTCACCAGCGCCGCAACCCTCGCGACGAACTCG